AAGTCAGAAATACCAAGGATTCAACATCAGTCAACAATGGTGCTTTAATAGTTGAAGGTGGTCTTGGGGTTGCCAAGAGGGTAAATATCGGTGGATTATTAGATGCTTTATCTGGCATTCGCGTTGGATATCAAGAGTCAATAAATGAAAATCACTTGAGAATTTATGATGCCGGTAACGACAATTCAGTAATTCAAAACAAAAAAGGAAGTCTGGTCATTAGAAATGTTCATGAGACCAATGCAGAAATTGAGGACCAGGACAGATACATTTATATTAGAGCAAAAGGAAGTGATGGTTCTGCTACAGATGAAGACTCAATTCGTTGTCAATCAAATGGTTACGTAAAACTTTATTATAACGGTGGCGAAAAATTATCAACAATTTCAACAGGTTGTTCTATTACTGGCGAACTTCAAGTTTCTGGTGACATCACAGCATTCTATTCTTCTGATGAGAGACTGAAAGATAATGTAACTGCCATCGATGATCCTCTCGCAAAGGTTCTTTCTCTCGGTGGATATACATTTGACTGGAACGACAATACTACTAAGGAAGGAACTGAAACTGGTGTGATTGCACAAGAAGTTGAGGCTCTGGGACTCCCAGGATTGGTCACAACGAGAGATAATGGATACAAGGCAGTCAATTATGAAAAACTTGTTCCACTTCTTATAGAGGCAGTTAAAGAACTCTCTAGCAAGGTTGAAGCATTAGAGGAAAAGTTATCCGATAAATAACTCTAAAGCTTATAATAATGGCAAGCAATTATAGAAAGTCATTTAACTTCAAGAATGGAGTACAAGTTGATACTGATAACTTCATCGTAGCAGGGTCTATGGTGGGAATCGGCACGACGATTCCCCGACAATTTCTTGATGTTTACGGCAATGATAGCGGTGCTGTTCAAGTTCAGGGACAAGTAAAAGTTAGTGGTCTCACAACAACTGCTAAATTATATGCCGGAATTGGCACTATTGATAATTTAACTGGTACTGCTTCCAGTATTGGAATCGGTACCTTTGATCTATTACAAGTAGGAAATAGTCCTACAGTAAATAATTTAATTGGATATGCATATACTGCATGGATTACCGATGATGGTGGAATTGGATTAAGAACTGATTCTTCCGTTGGAATTGGTACAACTACAAGTGCCAACTATGCCTTATTGATTGGTTCTCTTCCAACAGTTGCTGGTGCAAGTGGCATTGGATTTACGGACGGAGATATTAGAGCAACTGGTATTATAACTGCCCCAACATTCGTTGGTTCATTAACAGGTGTTGCTGCGAGTGCAACAATTCTTGAAACATCAAGAACATTTGAAATTACTGGCGATTTAGAGGGAGCAGCAATTTCTTTTAATGGTTCTGATAATGTTTCTATTGCTAGCACATTATCATCATCATTTAATGCAGAAACGACAGGAATTATTACTGCTGCAACTTTAAGTGGTGTTCTGACGGCAAGTTCTGGTTATATTGGAACTGCAACAGTAAAAGATCTTACTCAGGTTACTGGAGGAATTGCAACTTTCCTCAATATTGATGGAACATATGCTGATTTTGAAAAGGTTGATATTGGTATTGGAACTGCTCAAGAATTTACAGTTAAGGACGACGATACTAATACAACATTAAGAGTTAATAATGATTCTACATCTATCATAAGTATTGGAAAATCTGAACCACAAGGAAACCAAAGTGCTGAGATTAAGTATAATGATGCTGATACTACATTACAAATTGCCAACTATGATATAGGTGGAGTTGATGTTCTTCTTCATCAAGGAACTGGTGCAGGAACCACTTCTGGTTTTAAAGTTAAATATGAAAATGTAATTGCATCACATACAACATATGATGGAAGAGTATCTATAGGAAAAAATGATCCTGATACTGGATATAGATTAGACGTAAATGGTTTATCTCAGACGCAAGGATTAAAGGTTGTTGGAATTATTACTCTGACTAGTCTGAATGGACAATCTGAATATACTCTAGACCCGACAAATCCACTTCAATTGGCAGGGGATAATTTTGATATAGCGACTGGCGTTTCTACTTTAAACACTCTTCGTGTGATTGGAACAATTACACAAGAGAATCCAGTATTAGATGGTGTTAATGGACCCTATACTTCAGGAAAATTAGATCTTGGTTACAGTAAATATGGGAATGCAGTAATTGGAATTGGAACCACTTCTACCACCATTGGATTTTTACTTGATGACCCCAATGATGATAAGTATAAAGTTTCATTTACTAGAAGTAATATAGTAGTCGATGGTATTACCACCACTACTAAAATTGTTGCTGATGATGCATATCTTAATATGGATGTTGTGGGTGGTGGAGCAACACACTTCTCTGGAAATATTGATAATACCTACAATTCTCGTTCTACAAAACTTGGTATTACTACTGTCACTAAAGCTTTTATTGTTGGAAATATACCAGAAAATCCACATCCACATGGAGATTTTGGTCCAGATGTAAAATTGGGAATCACCACTACAATAGTTGATAGTATTGGTGCAGTTGTTACATTAGCAGTCACAGGAACTGGATCTGGATATACAAATGGAACTCATACCGAAACTGCAACAACAAGTAATGGTAATGGAACTGGATTGACTGTAACTCTAACAGTTGCTTCTGGAACATTCTCAGAAGTTGCTGTAGTTGGTGCAGGTCAAAATTATCAAGTTGGAGATGTAATTACAATCCCTGCAGCGGGTGGTGGAACAGGTTTAACAGTTACTGTAAATGAAATTGATGGGCAACTTGAAAATGTACTTTTTGTTAAAGGCGGAACATATATTGGAATTGGTACCACAAATGTAGATGAATTCCATACACCAGGATATAATGGAGTAATTAAGGATACTAATTTTATTTTTGATAGAAATACTGTCACAACTACTACTGGTTTGTTAATGATTCGTAGGAGTGAGTTCCAAACGGATTTATCTGCTAGTGGAAAACTCGCTATAGAAAGAGATCCAGTAGACCCAAGAGGTTCTTCTGCTGGAAGAGCTACTAATGATGCTTCATTCTTTTCTTATGGTGAAAACTTAGATATTGATACAAAAACTTCTACAATGGTATTTGATGGAAGTTTATCAATTGTTCCTGTTCCTGGAAAACGAAAAGATGGTACTGTCGTAAACAGTGCAGATGCATGGAGTGGTGGTATTCATCCAGATTATACTGGAAGACAAAATGATCCAAACACTGGAGACTTTAATAATTCCAGACTGACAATGGTCGGTATTAACACATACATTCCAAGATGTCTTCTGGACCTCGGTGCTTCGTCACCATCCATGAACTCCTATATGATTCTCCCAACACTTGATCAGACAAGTATTAACATTGTTCAGGGATTGTGGGCTAATAGTGGAAATCAAGGACATGATAATGCTCAGAGATTAACTCCAAATGGTGTACCTCAAGGAGCAATTCTTTATAATTCTACCACAGATAATGTTCAAGTTAGAAATACTGCTAATTCATTCAGAAATCTAAATCCTATTGTCGCATTCGGTAGAGTTGAAAACGGAACTCTTCAGACTGGAAGTTTCAATGTTTCTACTTATACTAATCCAGGAGGAACGAGGACACGAATCACCTTTGATAATGCACTTCCAAATGCTAACTATACCGTTATATACAATAATGAAAATGATGGAACTAATCAGACTAATATAAGCAATGCAATTTCAGCTCAACAAACCGGTTATTTTGAGATTACTTGGGGAAGTCTAACTAATTTAAATTGGTTTTTCTCTGTATTACAAGTATAAAGGATTGACAAGACTCTAAAACTCATGTAGACTACCTTTGTCTGGGTTGAAGATGAGAGTCTAAGCCACTTTGAGAACCGTCTACTGGGTCGCACCAGGGACGGTTTTCTGCTATAATACATGTATTGAGACGGAGGGCACTTGACCATCACTTTGCGACCCCACCAGCAGGAAGCACTGACCGCTATGTTGAAGCATGATAAAGGTCAGGTTATTGTCCCTACTGGTGGTGGCAAGACTATGTGTATGATCAAGGATTCTCTTGAGTATCTGGATGCTTGTGATCGTGGTATTGTAGTTGTTGTTGCTCCTCGTATTTTGCTTGCTGAGCAACTCTCCTCTGAGTTTCTTGAGTTTCATACTGACGTTGCTGTGATGCACGTTCATAGTGGTGAGACTCGTCACTTTAGTAGCACTAAACCTGCTATCATCGGTAATTGGAGTCGGCAGGCATATCGTAAGCAACTTATCTTCACTACATATCATTCACTTCCTCGTTTGCAGGAATCAGGTATCAACGTTGATTGCATTTACTTTGATGAAGCGCATAATTCAGTTCAACGTAACTTTTTCCCTGCTACGGAATACTTTGCTTCTGAGTCTGATCGGTGTTACTTCTTCACTGCTACTCCTAAGCATTCTCTTACTGTTTTCAAACCAGGGATGAATGATGGTGCAGTTTATGGTCAGGTCATCTGTAATGTTCCTGCACCTAAACTGGTAGAAGAAGGTTACATTCTTCCTCCTAAGGTTGTTGTGAAAGAACTTCCTCAGGGAGATTTTCGCCAGTCTGATTGTCAGAATCTGATTGAGACGATTGATGAGAACTCTCTGAATAAGATTCTAATTGCCGCACGTTCTACCAAGCAAATTGTCAAACTTCTGAGTGAGTCTGACTTTGCACTTCAACTCAAAGAACGTGGTTATTCTTGCATGTATATCACTAGTAAGACTGGTGCAATTATTGACGGTCAGAAGGTCAATCGTGAGGTATTCTTTGACACTCTGAATGCTTGGGGCAAAGACCCCGAGAAGAAGTTTGTGGTTCTGCACCACTCTATTCTGTCTGAGGGCATCAACGTCAGCGGTCTGGAGGCAGTCCTGTTCATGCGGAACATGGACTACATCGGTATCTCCCAGTCAATCGGGCGTGTGATCCGCCTGGGAGGCGCTGAGAAGACCTTTGGACTGGTCTGTGTGCCCGTCTTTGATAAAGTGGGTCTCAGCACCGCACGGAGCGTTCAGGCGGTTGTGGATACCGTGTTCCAACAGGGAGAACCTGCTATTAGCGTTGTGCGCCGCTGATACTGGCACACTCTGCCCTTGACTCTGCCCCACTCTGCCCTATAATACAAAGGTAATCAAAGGAAACCACCATGGTCTGCGAAGTCAAACTCTACGTTGCTGGCAAAGTTTTCTATGAAACTGTTCATGCCCGTGACTATCAGGACGCAAAGCAAGTTGCACTCGCACGGAATCCTAATGCAACTGTTGTTAGTGTGAATGCTAAGTTCTGATGGGATTTCTTAAACCTCATGTAACTAATGAAGGTCTTCTGGATAACACTCCGGGAGACCCTGACGGGTATGTTACTAAAGACGGAATGTGGGCTGCAATTCCGTGGGCAGGCAAGAAAAAAGGGTTTGCTATTATACATAACGGTAGACAAGTGCATTCTGTAACAACATATAAACAGGCACTTGCATATATTAAAAAGCAATCTAAAATCAAAACAACATCCACTCTGGAGGAGTTTCTATGACTGAGAAGGAACAAAAACGCAAAGATGCCTTCTTTATCTTCTATGAGAGTGTTTTGAAACCAGACACAGAACTTCGCCAATATGCACATGATGAAAAGTGTTTTCATGAGTTAATGGAGTGGAGAGAAGAAATCGTTACCTACCTTGACCAACGTAGAAACGAGGAGTTCAACTGATGAATGCTCAGTACGTTTGGTTCTTAATCTTTGGTGTGTTGGCATATATCATCGTTACAGACCCAAACGTTGCCAAAGCATACAATTATGTTCTTGAGTTGGCAAACACTAACATTAGACGTTGGTGGTGGTGGATGACTAACAATCCTGCCAATCCTGTGGTAAAATATATGTTATATCGTAAGAACCTCAAACTTGCAAAAGAATTACGTGCAAAGATTGATAAGTATTATGAGGAAAATAAATAAGCATATAGAGGAAGACTAGTATGCTCTCTACCCAATATAGGCTCAGATTAGAATTTATTTGTAAAAAAATTGCAAATAAAGAAGAAGTTAAACTTGAAGATATGATCTGGGCAGAAAAGATTGCCAAATCATATACGACTGCCAGAGACTGGTTAAATAAGGCACGAAGACAAGCTGCTCAAGATATTGAAGAGGGTAGTATGGATGATTTTATGAATAGGATGGGATTAGGTGACCCCGACCCATCCAATTACAAAACGGGGTTTAATGGCGCAGACGAAATTGTAGATTGGTTCAAACAAGACAAACCTGATGACTGGCGACAACGTGACTGAATTTGAAAAGATTACACCCGAAACTTACGAAAAGATGAACGAAGAGTTTATCGAAGATGGACTTGCTTTTAGCATTATAGTCCCCACTCAAGAACAAATTGACGACTGGATTAAGAGGAGTGACGATGGATTATGATTATCAAGTCATCTCTAATGGAAAAGTTACTAACTATATTTGGGATGATCAACAAAATAAAATGGTAGAAGGTAAAAGAGAAAGGGAAATTCCCTGGTGGCAATTGCATCAAATTGCAGAAAATTTGGGTGGTACAGTGTCACATAAAACAATTATTTACAGTAATGGAAAACACGTTAAACAAATTACCATAGAGTACGAAGGAGAAAAGGATTAATGGAAGCAGTCATCTATTCAAACGGAAGTCAAGAATGTGAAAGAATTAAAAGTCTTCTTGAAAGTCTGACACCAATTGTTCATGTATATCTTCTAGGTAAACAGTTTACTGAAGACCAATTTAGAAAAGAGTTTGGTGAAGAAGCAACTTATCCGCAAATTGCAATCGGACACCAACATGTTGGTAGCATGAAAGAAGCACTTCAATATATGTCTCAAAGAGGTTTATTTACATGAATTTTGAACTCTCAATGGAGGACTATACTATCATTCTTAATGCTCTCCATTATTATAAAAAAGCAGATAAGAGGGGAAATTTTGTCAATTTTGACGATGATAGAGTCAATAAATTGAGAGATAAGTTAGCATATCAACTTGTTTGGGGTAATACTGATATAGATAATTTTGTAGATAAACCTAATTTAGGTTTTCAATAATTAGGAGTTTCGTATGAAACCATTAGTCCTGATTGCCTGTTTCCTACCACTAGGCATTATTTGGATTATAATGAAACTCAGTCTGTGGATCGCAGCAGTTAATGACGAACAGAAGTATGTCAGAGCAGAATCCAAAAAACCACACGGACCTTATGTGGCAAACGCATATGCAGACGTTGATGAAGAGGAAGAGGAGTATGGAGATCGCACAGACTATCGATGATGCTCTTGAGGAGTATTACTCTGAGAAAGGTTTATCTGTACCTAATTGGAAGACAAATAAGAATCCTCAGTGGTGGATAGACTACCTTGAGGAACTGGGTATTGACAAGAACAACCCATAGTGCTATAATACGACTATAAAATCCTTATTATCATGGACTACAAACCTTATTCACCAGAGTGGCATCGTAAAAGATACCTGAAAGAGGCTTTGGATAAGTATTTTGATGATTATGTGGATGTAGAAACTATTCGGGAAGACATCTACGATATTCTTCATTCTCGTGCTAGTGATGCATATGAAGAATACAATCGTTTAAATAAGTTGGCAGAATCTCTTTAGAATGAAAAAGAATGATATTGTAGAGTATATTGGATGCTCTCAGGAACAAATCAACTGGGGTAATAATGATGATCCTCGTTCTTTTTTAATTGTTGGTAAAGAATATGCTATTGAAAAAGTAGATGTTCATTCTCAACATACAAAGATTAAACTCTATAATAAAATGGGATGGTTTAACTCTGTATGCTTTGAAGTCAAAAGTTCTGAGTTAAATAGTC